CGGCCTACGCCGGACCCCCCTCATATATGCGAACACGCACCAAAACTACGTATCAACCAATCGGTCCAATAGGTGTCTGGGTAGAAACCTTTGGAACCAATCCACCCGTGACTAAAGGGTTCTATCATGAGCGAGAAGCTCCTAGAACCCAAGGCACAATGGTCGACGCCCCTGAAGGGCGCCGTGGAGTGAGTCATCCCTGCGAGCATACAAGCTCACAATGGGATTACTACCTCAACCAGGCGATTGATGTGAAACCAGACGGAACAAAGCTGACGTACAATACGTCTTGCTTGACTCTGTTTCTGGATACACAGATTGGCTTCCTTCACGATCAGGGTCTGTCTCTCGACATACCCTCCAATTGGGAAGGATACTCCTACAATGCGTTCCTTGCGATGAAACCCGGCGTTAAGCCAGATACATCAATAGTGAACTTCTTGTTGGAACTTAAGGACGCGGCAACGCTGAAAACCCTCCCGCGAGACGCGGGGAAGCTGATTCAACGACTATCTGCGACTTATGTCGCGGCATTCAAGGATCTGTCTACCCGCTATGCTCAGAGGAAGGCTCTATCGGTCTTCAACCGACGGACAGCAGCAGAGCTCGCGAGTCTCCATCTTGGATACTCGTTTGGCTTTGCGCCCTTCATTAAGGACGTCCAAGACATCCTTCGTACCATGGCGGACTTCCGCCGTGAGTACGAAGCTCTTGTTGAGCAGTCGAAGGTGCTTCATACGAAGCATTACAGACGCTCTTTGACGGAGCGACGTGCGTTGCCTGAGGAGCTGCGGAGTCTCACGACTTCGCTTGGTCTCGGCTTAACCCACCATAACACAGGCGCGATTTATACAGCGACTCTGAAGTACCGTTTTAAGGTACCTGAAGAGGCAAAGTACATCTCGAATGCCTGCAAATATGCCATGGATAAGCTGGGGTTCCGACTCGATCCTTCGATCGTTTGGAACGCCATACCGTTCACCTTCGTGGTGGATTGGATGGTTGCGGTTCGGCCGTGGCTGCAAAGCCTCTCCGGATCAAACCTAAACCTTGACATAGAGATTGTGGATTTTGTCCACTCTGTCAAGACTGAGTCATCCTCGCGGTATCGTGTCTATTCCATTTGGGGTTTAACCTCGACGGTTTGGACACGGTATAATACGCGATATGTGAGGAAGCAAGCGTCCCAGTACGGGACGTATCGGAGGGAGGCAACTCTGCCGTCTCTCTCCCAGGCTGCCCTAGGGGTATCCTTGTTAGTGCAGAAGTTAAACAACGTGGTCCGGTCATACCGGTCTCATCGTTAACCTAGATAGGCTGCGTTTTTCCAATTACGGAAGGCGATATTCAGTCTGTCCCATCGTTAGTATAAACCAAAGATAGAATCAAGCTAATATGCTCAGTTCACCCTACACCATCGCCTCACGTGACTATGCCCTCATTGGCAACGATCTGACCAAGTCAGTTCGTGCCGTTGGTGGCCTTGCCTCCGGGAATGCCCGCATCTTTACAATTAGTAAAGCTACTGCGAAAATCCTCGGTCAGGTCAATGATCGTCACTTGATTCGCTTGGACCTCAACAAGCCCGATGCCGCTGGTCTGATTTGGACGGCGAGCTGCTACTCGGTGATTAACATCCCGAGGGGCGGCCCGTTTACCATCGCAGAACAGACAGGCAACGCTACCGGTATCACGTGGGATATCGGCTGTGTCCTCACCGCTGGAAACGGCGCGGACGTTGCTCGGATCATCGCGGGCGAGCTCTAAGGAGTTCGCTCGGCGAAGGAAGCCCCGCGCCTCCCCCCGTCAAGGGGGGAGGAGTGCGTGGGTTGTGTCTGGGTATGAACTGAACGTACTAGTGTTAGAATGTCATATGACAACAGATAACATCACCTCGGTATACGCCGAGCTTTATGAGCAGCTGTACTTAGACATAGCAGAAGGTTCTGCTACTCCAGCACAACAGGCCCACGACCTCGGAGTAATCCGTAAGCGTGTTCGCGATGAGGGTTTGAGTTTTCTCACGAAAACTATGCCCCTTTATGGCAAGGCGATTGATAAAGCCTTGTCATCTACTGTTCCGTTCGATCCTGACGACCTTGTGTTGTCACAAGATACAGGAATTCCGAGCTTCCTCGGGTTTCTGTTCGAACGGGTGTTTGAGAGCGCGGTCTTTGAAAACCGCAGCGTCTTACTACCAGCAATGGTAGTTGACGTAGGAGCCTTACGACACCTCCGCCAGTTATGTAGCTATTTGTACAAACTGGAATTACCCTATGATGAAGATGCTATCGACGCTACTATTGGTCGATTTGTCGAAACTGACTGCGACCTGGAAAACATTCAGGTCGATTCGCCAGTTTATAAGGACATCGTTCACTACGCAGCGCAGTTCGCGTGCAGTGTGTTCGGATCCTTTGACCATCGTTCTATCATCCCGCGACATGGCCCTGGTTCTGTTGCTACTGGTGAGTCGTCCGAAGGTAAAATTACCTTCTCTCGACTGTATAAAGACCTCGATCTCGAGTACCCCTTTACGGAGTATTTTATGTCTGGTCTTAACCATGTGGCTGATGAGCCGGAGTACATCGCAGGATTGAACCTTGAATCGGAAGCTAAGGCGAAAATCGTCTTAGTCCCGAAAGACTCAAGGGGACCTCGGGTAATAAGTATGGAACCGCTTGAATTGCAGTGGATCCAGCAGGGTTTGATGCGGGCAATTGTGCCGCACCTCGAATCGCATAGACTAACGACCGGACACGTGAATTTCACGGATCAGGAAGTGAATCGGCGACTCGCCTTGCTGGGTTCGAGTAATCAGGAATGGGCCACGCTTGACATGAAGGATGCCAGCGACCGGGTGAGTATGTCTCTCGTTGAGAGCGTATTCATACACTGTCCGATGCTAGCAGGCTTAAAGGCCTGTCGCAGCGTAATCACTGTGCTACCTGATTGTGTGGAGATGCGCATGAAGAAATTCGCCCCGATGGGATCAGCTTTATGCTTTCCCGTCGAGTCGTTTATATTCTACGCGCTCTCCATAGGTGTGCTCGTACGCATGGGCGGTTACTCGCGATCAAAAGCGAGGCGCGCCGTTTATGTATACGGAGATGATATGATTGTGAGGGCTCCAGCAGTGGAGCTCCTCTTGAAGTACTTGCCCGTCTTTGGACTACGGTTCAACGACGACAAGTGCTGCTACTCAGGATCCTTTAGGGAGTCCTGCGGGTGCGACGCCTACAGAGGCGAAGATATCACACCTATCCGTTTACGGAAGACAATCGTAGATCTCGTGTTAACTTCTAAGGGGAAACCCCGGCGAAGGACACATCTAAGTGCCGTCTTAGTGGCGTCAGCTGTTGCGCAGTCTAACCAACTGCACAGACGCTATTACTATAGGGCCGCTGAGTATATCCGAAGATTGGTGGAATGGGCATTAAATCAGCCCTTGCCACTATCGGATGTACCTACCTTCGATTATAACACCTTATTAGGGGTGTTGTCGTGGGAACGGCCTGAGGTGCCAAACATACGTGTCTTCAACAAACAACGATTCAAGCATAGGATTCATGGGAAAAACCCATTACGTCCGTGCTTTAGTCGTTCGTTGGAGCTGTATAGCTGGCGCGTGTGTGTTCCGAACTTTAGGAAGCACACGGGATCCTGGAGGTCAGTCTTGTCGTGGTTTTCTAACCCACGGTCAGAGACACCAGGTGGTACTTATGCGGACCCTTCTCGCATTCTGCTAAAGAAAGGGTGGTCATTGATCGACGCGCGAGCGTAGGTTAGTGC